GACCTGTGTAAGAACCCGACTTAAACGCTGAAGCACCGCCCATTACACCCGAGAAGGCACCTGCGGTCAAACCACCCATGGCACCCGATTTCAAGGCCTCGCCAATGCTGCCACCGGCCATCAAAGTCGAACCAGCAGAACCCACGAAGCCGCTGATCGCGGCTACACCCACACTGGAAGTAACACCCAGCATACTCGCCGCTGCTGGGCCTAAGAAGAAGCCCAACGCCACCGAAGTAACGATTCTCCCCACGGTGCTGCTTGCAAACTTTTTGACGGCTCTGCCGATGCCCCTGACAGCGCCTTTGATGGCTTTACCTACGCGTGTGAACGCTCCACCGATGGCTTTTCCCAGCTTCTTCAAGAAAAATTCAGGTAATCCTGTGATTGGGTTGATTGTTCCCGCGCCGCCTGCGCGCATCAGCATACGCGCCTCACGTGGTGTGATGTGCGCCAGCATCTTATCGCCGCCTCGGCCCAAGCTTGCGATCCCGGCAGAGATGGGGTTTTTGACCATTCCACCGCGAGCAAAACCCTGAATAACAGGCTGAGAAATCTGATCCAACGCCATGTCCAACGCCATCAAATACATGGGGTCAAACTCAGCGGGCAAGAGGTCTTCTGGAACGCCCTCTTTAATCAGTTCCTGCCGGTTTTCCGTGTACTTATTTGGCTCTTGGAGAAGGGCATCTACCATCTCCTTCATCAAGTCAATCAGTTCCTGAGGCAACTGCATGCCACGCAACATCGTGCGTAGCTCTGCCACCGCCTGCGGATCAGCTTCTTCCGCAGCGGTAAACATCTCAGTGTTGAACTGTTGGGGGGAGATAGAGTTGCGAAGCTCGTTGAGCGTCGCATCATCTTCAGGGGTGAGATAACTCTTAGCGGCATTGCCTTGACCCGACATTTCGGGAACTAAAGACATGACGCCCTGCATCGCTTCAGCCATGATAATCCTTTCCAAAGTGGCAATAGACCCTCGTGCAGGGTCGCGCGCCGGGAAAGGACGCGGAATTGTCAGCAATTATGTGGTAATTCATTAGTTTCTGTCCACTTCAAGATAGCTTAGATAGAAATGTACGGTAGCAACCGACGATGTCACTTTGAGAATATCCCCGGCTTCTACAATGCAAGGAATTCCGTTAAAAACGTCAAAAGTCTCATTAACGGGCAGCGCCCTTACCTTTTGCAAAAAGTGTGGAGTGCCCGAGACAACCTGTGTCACCGTGATCAGCGCGCTCGATGTACCCGCATTGGTCACCCGCAATGAGCGCATGATGCCCGTATTCGCCGCAGGCACGGTATAGATCGTTTCCTCCGTCGCAGCAGCAGGGATTAGGTACTTACGTAGGTATTTATTTGCCATTATTGCGTTAGATCATAAAAAGAAATCGATCCGACCCCACTTCCTTGGGTCGCGCCGTCTACCGTTCTAACCGCTAAAGTAAAGATATCGCTGACCCCCGCGATCGTCGCGCCAAGTTGCAAATCCCAGTTGTAGTCGTTAGGCAAACTGGTTTGACTCACCCCCGCACTTCCACTAGAAGTCACATAATCCGTTTGAACTATGGTTCCTATTGCAGATATTGCAGTTGCAGCGACATCGTATTCCACGTTGCTATCAGAGGGTACGGTAGCTGCCCATGTCGCCCCCGTTAGCGTGGGATTCTTGAGCAGGACTACTTCATAGTTCTGGCTAGTCAATGGCAAAAACTGCACACGGTTTGGTAATACCACGGCACCTGTTCTGCCCGAGGCTAAACGAATAGACACGATGGGGAAAAAAGTTGCCGCCGTAGTGATGTTCGTAAACACCGTGGTGCGCCGTGCTACGTGGTCAATGGACGTTTGTTCAAATCCGCCTTCAGATACAACAGAGCAACATATCGATTTCATCGAAGCAGCTACGGCAGCAGTGGTCGTAATGATCTCGTAGCGTACCGGCAAAATCGCAGTAGTCATGTACACCGAGGTGACATCGTTGGCGTTTTGAAAGGTGTGGCAAATAATGTATTCACCGTTGATGATGAATCCACAACGTATTGAACCCACACCCAGCCATTCAAAATCCATCCACAGAATCTGCGCCTTACTGGGGTCCAGTGTTAAACCGCTCGGACCTGTTCCATCTAACTTGTCCCCATTCCACGACGATTGGTTCACAGTTCGCACGTCGCTTGGAGTGCCGGGAGTAGGCGTCGAGTTAGAACGCAAAACAAAGGAATACGTACCGTCAACGCGTTGGAAAAACACGCCGTTACTGTCGTTGTAGTACCCCACCCGTTGAGTCAAATTAAGACTCTGGCTGCTGTCCATCACAAAGGTGGCTAAAACCAGTAGGCCCTTGCCCGGCTGGTACGGGAACGAACGATACGTCTGTCTTTTAACAGACCCTACGCCTGCGCCAGTTACCTCCATCTTGATCGCGGCTTCATTTGACAGGTAGGTGGTAGTCCCGGTGCCCGTCGTTACCACGTCAAACTGGTTATCCGCAGCGTATCGGTTTTGACTGTCAAACAACGTATAAGGCTCGCTGACGCGTAGTCGTCCAAACGCATCCGTATTCGTGCCACCAATTGATACAGGAATCGTCATGCCAGTATCATCCATAACACCACCACCAGCTTCGTACCATGTAAAGGCAGCATCTTTGTCTTCCGTAACGACAGGCGAATACGTGTTGTTTAACTGCAGAATAACCTGTTCAAGAGAGCGAACAAGCTGGTTAAACTGCTCCGGGCTGTACTGCTGCGTCGCTGCGTTGGGCAGACGGACGTTAGTGATCTTACTCATCTCAAGCCATCCGGCTGTATGTCAACGCGCAACGTGCCATAACGCCAGTTGTCATCTACCTCGTCACTCTCAATCCGTAAACTGATCTGCCGCCCACGCGCGCGCGTGTCCACCTTCTCAGTGTTCGGAGCGATCACATACGGGTCTAACGAACTAGGCGCGGCTGTGGACTGCGGGTAAGACCGCAACAGCAAATGCACTGTCAAGTCGCCCACCTGATTCTTAAAGTCAGGGATAAACCGACGCATGTACATCATATTGTCGCCGTCACCGATGTCAAAGTAACCCGACTTAATGAATGACGTAATCGCTGCACCTTCGCCATTCACACCGTCCTCTTGGTTGTAGACACGCGTACGTCCCGCAGTCAAACCGTAAATCGTCGAGATCGTCGGCGCAGTGCTGTTCTGCATAAAGTTCGTCGCAAGCGGCTTTACAAAGGTGCCAATATCAGTCCACGCCGTACGAGACAAGGTGCCTATCGACCAGACATTCTCCAGATAGTTAAACGTCACAAACCGGTTGATGTAGTCAGTGCCTAAAGCGCAGTACCACCACGTTACCTCGTTAAACTGCGAGTTAACGCCAACGTGGAACTTCTCTTTTTGCGTCAGATTGATGTCCTTAAAGACGTAATCCTGCACCGTGCAAGGCATCTTCTTGACCGTACCGTCAAAGACGTAAAACGCCTCTGTTCCCATCCAAAACGCCACACCGTTTACGTCCGCTGCTGCGTGAGGCGCGAGGCATCCACAGTTAGCACCTAGCTGCTGAAAGCCAAACGTGTACGGAGGGCCGACATACTGCATGCCGTGCAAAGACGTGTCGGTGAAAATCAATATCTGACCACGAGAACGCACTGCGGTGATGATCTCGCTACCGTCAGTGAGCCGTTGGCCCCCGGCAGTGTTCGTGACACTCTCGGTAAAGACAGAAATGTCCTCTTGATTCGAGAATCGTACAAACATCGGGTCCTGCGTCGGGGGCGAACCCACTACGCTCTCCGTGCCAAAACAGACCAAATGCCGGTCTGGCGTCGATACCAAGGCATATTTGCTCTTGGTCGGCGCACCAGCAATCGCTAACACCCTGTCGTTAGGTGCGCTTGTGTCAAACAGGTAAATACCGCCATCGGCAATCTGGCAGATTACATCCTCGCCGTAGTTGTCGAACTGCCAGACACGTGAGCTCAACGACAAGCCTGCAGAGGCAGGACGTGGCGTACCCCACGTAGACAAGCTCCACGTACCAGTGCCCCAGCCATAGTCAAAATAGCTGATGTCTGAGCCCGTATTGATCTGATACGCGCCTACGACGGACGCACCACCGTTACCCGAATCAGAGCCGGTGGCCGTGACACCTACTTGAATGGTGTAAGTATTTACGCCAATGATTTCTTGAATTTCAAACTCGGCGTTTAAGAAGGCTGCAGTAACCGCACCCCCCAAACCAGCTGCGCCGCTGAAGGTGACAAAGTCCCCTCGAATCGCACCGTGTGCAGCGTCCGTAACCGTGACAATGTTGCTGCCGGTTGTCGCGGCAAACGTCACCCCGCCCGGGGGCGTTGTTGCTCGCAAAGGCGTGACATCCGTCCATGTACCGCCGTAAAAGCCATAAAGCTTCTTGTTCGTACCCACGAGGACGTGCGGAGCGCCGGATAGATCATTCCACGTGTGGACATCACTAGACATACCAACAAGGTACGCATTGTTTTCGGCGAACGAAGTCCAGCCGCCTATCTTTTCTGGCAGTCCATAACGAAAGCGGATGTAATCACCATCGATCCATCCGCCCTCTGCGCCGTATTCGGTATTCTGCTTGTCGATACCGGGCTTTAGCGCCAGTCTAAAATATGCCATGTTTTTTATCCTGCTTAGACAATAGGCCTACCATCAGTCCCCATGCGATCACTTGCCTCTTACGGCTTCGTATTGGCGGTAGCACTGCTTGAGGGCGAACCTGAGCTCATCGGCTTCTCCAGCGAGCCGGATAAGAAATTCGCTATCCGATCGGTAAAGCTCTTTTCCGGTACAGCCGCCTGATCCAACACCGGAGGCACCGGACACGGAATCGCCTTGGGCGGGGCGCTCATTCCTGTCGCGCAAGCTGTTAGAAAGAGCGGTAGCACGAGCATTAACATTCCTGATCTCAGCATCTTTTTCCCTCCGCAGCCTGTCCGCCGCCTCCTGCATATCCTGCTCGCGTTTCCTAGCTTCTTCCTGCCCTTTGGCGTAGGCCGCATACTGCTCAGCCTTCTCCTTGTCCCACGCCTGTTGGACCTCGGCTTTACCCGCGATATTGCCTTTATAATACCCGCCCCCAGCCGCTGCGCCAACAGCTAGTACAAAGCCAAGTATTACCCAAGGATTCATTTCTTCTCCGGCACTTTGGTGCCGTCAAGCTTCTTGTGAAGTTTGATCTCTTTACAGACCTGTACCTCTTTACCCTTCTTGTCTTTTTGCATATTGCAGACTTTCTTGGTCTCCGCTGCATGAATCTGGAATACCAAGAACAAGCTTGCAAAAACAGTAACTGCCATGCGTAGATAGATAAACATCATGAAATCTCCGGGTGAGGTGGTTGTACAGGGGCTGGTTTGCCAGCGTAACCTGTGGACGTAGCAGGTGCTGCACTAACTGGGTCAATCGTTGGCTCCATACGCGTCACAGGTGCATGCGTCGGTGCCGGGGCCTTAGGCGCAGGTGCGCTTGGCTTGTCCTCACGTTCTGCCGATGTAGACAGGCCCGGCGGCGTGAACATAGGCAATGCATCCTTGCCCTTGACCGCGAGGAGCGTCGCAAGACTTCCCAATATGTATTTCGACATATCGCTCAAGATTAGGAAAAATTGCTTGTCAGCAGGAGCCATCCCCGTCATCGGCTGGGTCACCCAGACCACCGAATACAAGCTAATGCCCACCATCATCACGACCGTAAAACAGAACGTGACCGCGATGCAGAACTTAATTACCGCATCGTGTTGTTCCTGTGTTAGTGCAAGGAACTGACTGATCAATTTTAGGGGGTTCATTGTCTACCTTTGCATCTTCCGGTTTCACAAGTTGGTCTGGGCAGGTTCCGGTACTACTACAATAAGGCCGCTTGCATTCCTTCTTTTCCCAGTTATCAGGGTTTTGGCAAGGATAGCGATACTGATCGCATCCACTAAGCCAACTTACTACCAGAATCAACCATATTAAGCGCCATCTCATAGTGATGCTCCCTGTCTGCTAATCCGATATACCCGCCGTTAATGGCCTTGGTCAAACCTTTGAAGTCGTTCGCGTCTACAAAGCGATTAAGTTTGTTCGTCTCCCAGAACCAGCAAGCACTCTGCGCGGCACCTTCAAAAGTCTGCATATATTCCGCTGCCTCTTGCGTCGTAATACTCAACGACGCGGCAAACCAAAAATAGTTATCCTTGCCGGTCAACTGCAAAATTCCGCGTCCGCGAAAGGCGAAGCCATCACCGCTGGCTTCATCGCCATTGCCCATGCGGTTGGCATAAACGCGATTAGCGATCTTTTGCGGATTGCGCTCGTACTGCTTGGCGGTCGCCAAATCCGGAAAATATTTGGGGAAAACGCGCATCAGACCAGACGCGTTGTAGTTCAGGTTTTCGCTTAGGAAAACAAAGCCGCCCGATTCATGCCCACACTGCGCAAGAAAAGCTGCCAATCGTTTGGGGGTGTTGATCTCGTATTCTTGCAGCAAGGATTTGCCGCCGAGTTCTGTTTGAGGCCTAAAAAAGGTGTCGTACCACTGCTCCGCGTATCGCGTGTTCGGGGCAAACTTCTTAAACTGTGCCAGCGAAATCATTTCCCGTATAACCTTTCCTCAAGAATCTCGCGCCGAAGTTCTTTCATTTTTCTGACTTCTTGCACTGCCGCCTGCGTAGCAAAGTACATGTCGTAGTACATAAAAGCCAACACAGGCATCACAATAAAGAAGGTCAACAACACTGCCATTACCACAACGATCAATGACCAAGGGACGTTCTCATCATCGCGCTTCTCGTTGTTAGCCACATTAGTCCCACCGCCCATAGAACTACGAAAACCACTGCCGAAACCCACGCCACCTTTGACTTGATTTCCGCTATTCTTTTTCTGCGTCGCCATCTTGCGATCTGTATTAGTTTAAGTTCTTCGGCGTGGGCTACTTCCTGTTCAGCAACGATCCGCTGCCACATCTCTTCAAACTTACTCCAGAGTGCTCCTAACTCTGGCGGCGCTCGGTACACCATTGTCTCTCGTATCTCAGCCAACATTGCATCTAGCCTCGTCGTTATGATGATGCGCCGAAGTGCCCGTCTACCAATACTCTCGTCACCCTTGTACACCTTGCTACCCGCCACCTGCTCTGCCAGTAACGCCTTACTTAGCGCGTCGTAGCTATCCATCAGCACACCCAACTGGTCACCAATCTCGGTGTAAACGTCATTTGGGTCAGCTTTGGCTATCTCCTGCACCCGCTGCACTTCGGCGTTGTACTGTGCTTTTTGTATCGGTGTCGGGTCTACTATCTTGCTGTACTGCTCCTTCAAATCCTTCAATACGTCGCTGACATCCCCCGCTGCGCCTTTGATGTCCTTGTAAAGCTTACACCCCGCCTTGACCGCAGCAACAGCAGCATTAGCTGCAGCCAAAAGGGTTAGTGGGTCAATTTAGCCCTCCTACTGTAGCTGCAGCGCCGAGGTCGGCGGGACGAAGTTAGCGGTATATCGTGCGTAGCCCTTTGTTACTCGCAGGTCATCCATGTAGCCATTAAAATTTTCAATGGTTACTGTATTACCGTTTGTTCCGATAACAGGTCTTTGGGCGACGTTTAAAAGCGATGTGCTGTTAGTAACTGTACTGCCGACTTGAGTACCATTTATAAAGCCTCGTAGACTCGTGCCTGAACGTGAAACAGCAAGATGAGTCCAAGTGTTTGTAGAAATAGTTCCAGCTTGAAGTATTGCTGTGTTGTTCAGACCCAAAAGTAATTGTCCAGAAACAATAGCAATTTGTAGATAGGCTCCGTTTGTTCCTGATGGTCTTGAATCATATAAAGAAACAGCAGTAACGCTTGCTGCATATACCCACATTTCAATAGTAAAATCACCAGTACCAAACGCATACAAATCAGTTGTCGCGGCGTTCGGTATTAAATAATCCCCCGTCCCATCGAAGTACATACTCGACCCGCCGAACCGGCTCTGCGCCGTGCTGATCTGCGCGTTGCCAACAGTCTCAAGGTCGTTCTTTGCTGTAGCGTCTGTGATGCCAGCGTTGGTGAAGTTGAGGAGATACTCTACATT